TTTGCGAAGTGCGCAAGCTGGCAGGCACTCCAAGCTGATCAGCAATGTAGTCGCCGACCTTGTCCATTTTAAGCAGCGTCTGACCCACCGGGCCGAGGCTTTGTGATATCTGCAAGAACTGCATTACCTCATTAAGCTTATCCATGTTTGACGCCATAGCGAGCGGCGAGACAGGCACAACATTGACTTGCAGCCCGTCGATTTTAAGGGGCAGATCGATCATGCCCATTTCATCCATTAATTCCATAGATCGACGCACGATGGGGAACATAGTTTCTGAAATGAGCCTCCCGAAAGCTGCGCCCAAGTTCTGCGATAGCTCTTTCATTCTCTCTACGATCTCAGTCGCACTTCTGGCCGACATGTTGTCGGGAGGCAGGCTTTCGTCAAGCAGCGTCTTCTTGATATTAATGCGCAGATCATTGCTAACGATTTGTGTCAGATTGGCATCCCCGGATCTCGGCAGAGGCTGCAAGCTGGGGCCGCGTGGCCCGCCATTGCTTGACACGCCAATGATTGCACCCGGAACGATACTGACCGTTTGTGGATTCAAAACGCCATCGTCCACGGCTGTGAATACACCGCCAATGCTGATGGAGGCATTTTTTAAAGTTAATTCGACAACTTTATTCAGCGTTTTAATATCGGGCAGGGCGTAAAGCACGGGGCCGCGCCCGTAACGCTCGTTGCTCGCTTTCATGTAGCGAGAGACCACCCACGGGAAGGACTTCAAATCGCGGTGTACAAACTTATGATCGCTCTCATAATGCACCAAGCAATACGAAATTTCCCCACGTTCTGTGTAGGTTGCCTCTAAAAGCTCAACCATTTCAAAGGGATCTTCTTCATAGCGCTTGCGCATTTCATCAGGAATATCTGCGTCAGGCCACTCCATTTCAATATTGCGAAATTGTCGCTTGAGCTTGCGGTACACGGTATCCACCGTGCCGTTTGGGCCTTCCTCAAAACTAATCTGATAGGATGGCACAGCCGTGTACTGAATAGGAGTTACCTCATTGCCCGGCTGGATCAGCATAACCGCAGTACCCACAGCCAAGTCCAGCAAGAACTCACCCATAGCCAGACCAAAACCAGACTGCGCCATAACCCCAAACATCTTATCCGCATAGAAGTCTAAGGCTTGCTGCGCCGGGATCTTTTGCTCTTCTGGGATTTCATTGCCGGGGGCCAATCTGCACCAAGGCCGCTGCGGCGGGAATAAACTAGATTGGATGCGGTTGGCAAAGCGGGCCGTGCTGTGAATAGCAGTGCTGTCAAACACGCGCTTCATTTTATTCTGGCCGGGCGTATTACCCTCATAGTAACCATCATATAGGTTGCGCATGGGAAGCGCATACTCGTAGGCTTCCTCATAGATAGAACGCCACTGCTGCTTGTGAGCTTCCGCTTTTTTATAGCGCTTCTTAATCTGCTCGGTGGTTAAGCCAGCCATTTCTTATGCCTCACTTTTTGACGCTTTTTTTACCATACTTAATCGCTATCTTCTTGCGGAGGCTCTTCGCTGGCTTCTTCTTGCTCGGCTTTGCGCCTTTGGCTGCGTACATCACTATTTTCCGTATGTTTGGGGTTGCGGCGGTACGTTTTCATTATTTACCCCGAGGGTTGCGGCCCAAGGTGGTTTGCAAAGGCGGCTTGTTTGTCTCACGCCCCGTAAGTTCCCCGCCCATAAGCTGGCTGCGACCTTTGCGAGATCCCAAGTTTTTGGCATTGATCCTAGCCTGCGCTTCTTGCCCGGCGCGTATGCGATCCGCTTCTGCTGAACGCTCTTGCTCGGCCAGATTTCTTTCCATCGCTGGGTCTACAACTTTTGCTTTTGCTCTGCCGCCAAATAAACCGCCCATCATTTTATCCTTGCAAACATTTCATAATCACAGTGGTCAGGCCCATACTTTCGCAAAGTGCCTTCATGCGTAAAATAACACCTCTCAGCCCACCGCACAGCTTGAACATTCTGTGAATGAACCACGATCTGTAACCGTTTTGTCTCCATTTTAGCGCAGTAGAGGTCGAAAAACTTTAGTGCAGCACGGTGAAAGGTCACCGTTTTTTTGCTAAGATGACGGCTGGGAATAAGCCAAGCCTCAGAAAACCCGGGCCAATACTCAAACGCGCCAAACATCCCATAGATTTTGCCATCTAAAATCCCAGTGAAGGCCACGCCAGCCCGCGCATATTGCAGAAAAATTCCCTCATACTCAGGATAAGCAGACCGTATGCCCCGATCAAAATCATTCATCTCAATCAGTTTGTCATGCACAGGCGACCAATCCACGATCTTATGCCGGGGATAATCCATCCGCATAACCGCATTCAGCTCACGTACTGAAAACATCAAAGTCCAACACCTTGGCCTGCCTAGATCCAACACCACCCATAGGCCGAGGGCTTTTCGTCATAATACGATGCTCAGAACCTAGCAAGCAGTAACCCGCCGCATCACCAACGTGTGAATGCTCGTTCTTATTCGGCACGTCACGAAACCGCTCCACGCCAGACCCCATGCTCACCCGCTTAAAGTGATATCCCCCAACCAACGCCTTGCGCAGGCGCATCACCTTACGATCAATCATAAACCCGGGCTTGCCATCAATGAGCCGTGTCATGGGAATGGCCATAGCCTCACGCCGCGTTCTAAAATCATTGGTGGCCGTAGGCCGAGCCATCATGCCCAAGGTTTTAAGATGATCAAAGGCCGTGGTCTCAAAGATCTGGTCGCGCTGCATACCCGCCGGGTCACCCCAAATCATCGCCTCCATCTTAGGAAACCGCGCATTCAATTCGCTCTTCAGCATGTCAGCAAAACGATTAAGCCCCATGTCAAAAGTCACCAGCTCATGCAAGATATGCCAGCGCCCGTTTTTCATTTTCTGGCCAAAAATCGCCGCCGGGGTCAAACCAAAGTCCAAGCCAATCTGCAACGGCACATTCGGATCTGGCTCCAAATCAGTCACCATCATTTCATCGTTGTACTCCGGCCAAACAGGGCGACCCTCTTGCACAAACGTATACTTGCCTTCAGCGTAGCACTGAATCCAATCTAAGTTTTTACCGCCCAGAAGCTGGTCATAATAACCCGCAGGCAAGTTGCTCACATTCTCAGCCTTGCCATTCGTTTGCCACCAACGCCCCGCCTGATGCGTCAGCCCCTGCGCCTCCGGCATATCATCAGGAACCTTGTCCAGCGGAACCTCAATAACGCCCCCCGGCTGGCGAAAAAATTCCCAAGCAAACCGCCCCTTGGGCCGCTCCTTCTCAGCCACCCGGTAATACCAGTGATCGTCATCCATAGGGTTGGTATCCATGATAACACCGTGCCACGTAGGCCCGCCATCAGCCTTGGTCGGAAAACGGCCAACCCGGTGTGTCAAGCCATCGATCACAGCCTTGGGCAGCTCCCGGCACTCGTTCACCCAAGCACCCGTAAGCTCCAAACTCAAAAGCTTGCGCACGTCTTTAGGGTCATCAAGTGCTAAGAAAATAACCTCCATATCAATACCACTCGCCCCATCCCGAGGCGGCAGCTTCACATGATGCGTAATAGGGGGCGAATACTTCACCGCCCCCCACACATGCTCCGGCATCAATTCCAACCAAGTCTTCAACGTCGTCGTGCGCAGCATAGGATTAGTATTCCGCACAATCGCAAAACGGCTGTACTTAATACCATCACGCGGGCTAGGCTTTTGCTCCACAGCCCGCCGCCAAATTTCAGCGCAGCAAGCATAGCTCTTCCCAGATCCAACTGGCCCCATGATACCCCGAACAAATCCCCGACTGCGCATAAATCGCGCAATCGTCGGACTGCTGCTGAAATCCAGCTTTATATTCGTAGGATGCTCACTCATTCCAAATCTCAGTACGACCGGGAGCGGTTACGCTATAAATGTCCGCACGGCCACCATAAGCACGATTAATCCGCTTCCTTACCTCCTCCGGCGATACCGCCCGTACAATGTGCTGAACCACCTCCCGGCCAATTAAAACCTTGACCTCATACTTCGTCTTATTCGATTTGCTCACTACCTTCGTCATTTTTCACCCTCCTTGGGCATCACCATCTCAATGCTCACTACAGAAGGCTTATCAACCTCCTTCTCTCCATCCACTAAACCCGCCGACTTGGCGAGCATCTGCAAAATCCGAACCTTATCAATCATCTCAACATCAACAGTGCTGCCATGCTGACCCGGCGTAACTCGCACACGCTTCACAGCACGCAACGCCGCATCGTCAATCTCAGAAATGTCGCGCAAACGAACACCCTCCTGAGAAAACTCAACAATGTCCGTGATCGATGAACTGCCCAAACTCAACAATTCAGCCGCCAACTCATCGCGGTTCTCATAAATCATCTTAGAACCACGTATCCGACGATTGATCTCACCCATCGCAAAGCGGCCACTCTTTGGCACACTCTGCGACGTGAGCTTCTCACCCTTCTTAGAACGGGATCTCATCTTCTAACTCCCGAGCCGCAGGAGCGCCGTCAGGGTTGCCCCAACTACCAACCCCGCCAGATGGGGCATTCAGAGCCTCAGAGACCCCTCCCAGATCCCCAGAAGCACTATCCCCGCTAGACCGAGCGTCCAATAATACCATCTCAGCACCAAAATTGCGTAGAACAACCTCAGTTGACCACTTCTCAACACCAGAACTGTCCTGATATTTCCGCGTCTCCAATGACCCCTGCAAATACACCCGACTGCCCTTGCGCAAATACTTCTCAGCAACCTTAACTAAACCCTCACTGAAAATACTCACACTGTGCCACTCAGTCTTCTCCTTGCGCTCACCAGTGACCTTGTCCTTCCAGCTCTCACTCGTCGCTAATCGCAACGAACAAACTCGACCGCCATTGCTGAAATTCCGAACCTCGGGATCCTTCCCAAGATTGCCAACCAATATTACCTTGTTAACCGACATCGCTTCCTCCTGATGTTTTTTGGTGAAATATTTTTGAGTGACCCCCATACGTGTATGGCGGGGCCGGGGGGGGATAAGGTGGGGTCACGCATATTTTCATTGCCTGACCACATACTATCCGAACATTTAGTTTTTGTACACTCATGACATTCTAAGCCCCCGGGTTACGTTCTTCAGCACAGATAGGGGGTCGTCTTCTGCGCTACCCTGTCGCCTGCTTTCCTTTCGTTTGATAAAGTATTGCAATGATTGTGGCGGCTGCTTGTTGTTCTTGACCATCCAATCCAGCACGCCCCGCATGTCTTCGTTGAAACTGTCCGGGGTGTAGCCCATGCCGATCAGCTCACCCGCCAAACCCATCTGCCTTTGATCGTAGACCCACCCTCGACCATAGCGTTCCGTGATCGCCTGTGAGAGGTGGTTGCATATCTTTCTACAATCATCATCATTTATATCTTTATATATAGTTCTATTATGGTGCTTACTTACAAGCTGGGGCTTGTGAACCTTTACAAGCTGGGGCTTGTACACTTTTTGGTTGAGTGGGCTGTTAATACAAGCTGGGGCTTGTGAAGGTGTAGAGTTATCCACAGGCAGGGGCGAGTTATCCACAGGCTGTTTTTTGGGCTTAGAGAGGTGACCTTTGGCTCCTCTAGCTGCGAGTTGCATCATTGCGTCTGCTTCATTGGCTTCTTCTTGTGGGGACTTGGCGTCTACTGGCGGTGTCATTTTGAGGATGGCATTGTATGTTTTGGTGGGGTCGAAGATGACGCGCCAGACTGCGCCTTGTTTGCCCCATCGTCTGCGGTTGTCTTCGCGTTTGATCTTTTCGATGTATCCCCATTTGACGAGGCGCATCATGTGTTCTGAGACGGCTTGTTGTGAGGATTGCATATCGGTTGCCATTGTTTGTTGGTTGACCCAGAAGACGGCTG